CGTAGGAGGGATGTGAGAGGATTAGGATTTGATAACTAAACTTATCACCCCATTCTGTCTCAACTTTCTCTGCTTTGCCGTTAAATTTAATCACGGCAGACTGGCCTGGAGGTACTTCACGCATTACGGAAGTGCTCCCAAAACTGAATTTCTCAGGTCTCATGTGATCTACATTGCAATAGTTCTATATAAAGACAGATAAACCTTAAGTAGTCAACCCCTAGTTGCATAGTATGCCAGCAAAAGATACATTCTTTCTAAGAAAAACAATTGATACATCTGGAGCTACCTTTGTTTCTGGTGATATTGATATATCAGCTTACACAGACCCAGCACGTGGACGTGTTTTGGTCGTAGACCGTGCATTTGTTACGTATATGTCCGATGGAAATGGTCCAATTAGGGCTGCAGATGTCGGTGCAGATGTTATGAGAACTGTAGGTATTCAGGTAACAAGTGAATCAAAAACCGGCTTAGTTGACGCTAATGATAACAGTTTAATTATGCATGGTTCACTTTATGTTACTACAGATGACGTATCTGGTACTAACAACATCATAATGTATGAGGAAGTTACTGCAATGAACCCGCTAGAAACAACCAACGGATTTATAGTACCAACCGATAAGATTCAATGTGCCTTGGATGTTTCTACACCATGGGCCAACGAAATCTCTGTAGGTTTCGTATTTGAAGTTCACACTGAGAAACTCTCATTGAAGAGAATACAGGAATTACTCGTAAGTCTAACAGCAAACTAAGATGGTTAAGCTTACCAAAAAGGACTTAGCCATCATAGGTGCCGGCGTAGGTACTGCAGACTTTTTGCTAGAAGGCAAATTGTCTGCACCTGTCGCCAGAGCATTGAAACGATATGTATTGCCTAGAGCAGCAAAAGCACCGCCTAGGCTAGCCGTTACGGCTTTTAGAGTCGGTAAAACTATAGCTTTGCGTCATCCTGTGTTGACTGCTGGCGCTGTGGTATACTATTCATACAAAAATAGAAAGGAACTTGGGAGACTTGTAGAGCAAGGATACGATGTTTTACAAGATACTAGAGAACAACTTCCAGATCGAGGTAGTGGTGCACCGCAAGTTAGAATGGCTGCTACTCCAGCCAAAAAGAAAAGCACATTCAACAAAGCGGTGTCTGCGGGGTTAAAAGCGTTGAAAGGTAGCACGTCATACGGTAAAAAAGGCGTAATAAGCAATGCAAAAGCGGCATTTCGTACGGCAACCAAGGCTGCAAGTGCTAGATCCAAAGGTAAAAAGATGCCTAAGTCTGGTCCTAGTAAAGTTGCATACAAAGCTGCTAAAACAGTTTATACAGATGAAATATTAAGGAGGAAAATGAAATGAAACATAGAGATATTTTATTAAAGCCAACAAAAAGTAAACCAAAGCCAACAAAAAGTAAACCAAAACCAAAGAAAAAAGGAGCCAAAAAATGAGTAAAATAAAAAGTTTTAAAGGTAAGTTAGTTCACGGAGAACAAGACACAATACATTTATCAGGCGGAGATGCTGAGACTGGTTACAGGATTCATAGATTTGATTTAATGCAAACAGATCCAAGTGAACAACCTGAAAATGCAGTTAAGATTTATTCTGTTAAGCAAACCTCAGTAGATGGTAACGTTGATTTTAGTGATGATACATTATTAGCTGCTGGTATGATTTGGAGTTCTACAAACCAAATATATCCACATGATAAACAAATTGTATTTGATCAAGATATATTTAACCAGGACATTTATATTACAAATTTTGATGAACAATTTGCAGCTGGGGCAGTTAACTATTATTTAGAATTAGAAGAAGTTAAAATGTCAAACCCAGAAGCTGCGGTTGTAAACTACAAAGCTGCTTTGTTACACGGCGAATGAGCACAACAATTTACAACGTAGAACTCGATTGGGTTAAACTAGAGAAAATTGCAACCAGGATAGTGATCTTAGCTGTTGCAATCCAATGCGATACATTAAATAGTGTGTTAAGTAGCATTTAAACGGTGGTTAGGGTGGTATAGCTTGGTCTCACGACCCCTAACCACCCTAACGTTTTCAAATCCTTACAAGTGCCCTAGAGGCGAAACCTCTGGTAAGACAAGATCTATTAGGATTTGCTGGCATTTAGTACAAAGATGTAATCCATTAGGATATACTTTTACATTGTAATACATGCGTTCTTGCAAACAAAGCCTACAGGTACGTTTCATAATTGTTGTAGAAAGTATGTACCTTCAGGTGAACGTATTAACTCCCAGCTTTCTTTTTCAAAAGCTTTGGTAAGTTCTTTGATTCCCTGGCTTAATGCAGTAAATAAATTCTCTGCTGCTTGGCTTTTACTCTGCCATACAGACTCCATTCCTTGCTTAGGAATAGAATCGTAGGAGGGATGTGAGAGGATTAGGATTTGATAACTAAACTTATCACCCCATTCTGTCTCAACTTTCTCTGCTTTG